GCACGGCCATTGGCGGGCGGATGGCGCTGAAACCGTACAGCACGTCAATACGGCACGGCAGGCGGTCGTTGTTGATGTCGTACTGGCGCACAACACGCATGGAGATGCCGTTGTGGACCTGACGGGAAGCCATGTCGACGCCCTGCGGCAGCAGAAGGTCGGCGGTGGCAAAGGAAATCGCGTCCTTGTGGTACACGAGGTTCTGCGGGTACTGCGTGGAAGCAGAGCCGAGGAACGTGACCGCAGCGGTCGCTTGCGGGAAGCTGTCCACAGTCGCCAGCGCGTTGCTGGAGGTGTAGATAGCGGGCGCAATCTTGACAGCAGTGTAAGCGCCGCCGGCCGCGGTAGCGGCTTCCGTCACCACGAACTGCTGCAAGGAGCCGGTGGACTCACGGGTCTGCGGGTTGACCGCGAACACGCTGGCGATGGTGAACACGTCGCCGGCAGCAATCGTCTGAGAGCCGGTGCCGGTGATGTTGATGGTCGCCTGGCCCTGCGTGGACACCGTGGTGGTCACCGTGTGCGCGCCGGTGCGGGAGCCGGTCGTGTGCTGCTTGATGGACTGAGACATGTTGATCTCTTCAAGACCCAGCACGCCTTCACCCATCAGGCCGTTCTTGAACTGGCGGGAGATAGTGTTGACCGGGTTGAAGAGGCCCTTCAAGCCTTCAACCAGCCCAGCGTTGGCGGCCGGGTTGACCGTCGCGTAGCGCGGGGACATGACGGCAGCAGACTCGTTCAACTTCTGCTGGGCCTGGAGCAGCACCAGAGAGGTCGCCGGGGTCGTGCCGGGAGTGCCGACAGACTGGAAGACCGACTTGTAGGAGTTAGCCACGTCAGCGTCGATGCTGGACGCAAGCTGCGAAATACGCGGCTTGAGAACGCGCTCGGCGAAGTCATCCAACTGCATGGTCAGTTCGGCAGACGTGAAGTTCACACCGATGTGCTTCTGGCTGGAAACCGTCAGCGTGGTGAACTGTTCGTTGTCGTCCTGCACTTGCAGCGCGGCGCCGTCGGTCACTAGGGCGCGGTCTGGCAGACGGATGCGGAGGGTGGAGCCGATCTTCGCGCCTTCGACGGCAAAGCTGTCGTCGTACTGGCGGTTCACGGTGCGGGTGATCACAAGGTTGTTCTCGAGGATTTCGAGAGCCTTCCGGGTGATCATGTCAATGGTAAGAAGTGAATTAGCCACGGTGGCTGATCCTTATACTTAGCGGTTGCGGGAAGCCTCCCACTTCTTGATCTGGCGCATACGCTCCGCTTCAATCCATTCTGACGTTGACATGGATTTAACAGACCTAGGGTCTGTCGTGTCATAGGCAGGGGAGGAAGCTGAACGCGCAGTCACCGGAGCAATAGGGGCGGGCGCGGTTGAGGTTCTTTTCAGCGGCGGATCAGAAGCCATCTTGGCTTCGATTTTGCCGATTTCCTTGGCCTGCAAAATAGGCGGAAGGTTGGCGATACGCGCAGACTCTTTCGGATTGGACCCTAACCAATAAATGATGTCGGGGCCAACGTCAGAAGCCTGAATTGTCTGGGCCATAACATCGGTCACAGGAAGGCTCGGGTTGTACGCGACCTGTTCAAAGTCGTCGTATTTACCGCGGGCAGTTTCCTCTTTCTCGTGGTATGTTTCCAGCAATCTAGCCTGTTGCTGGGCTGCTTCGCGCTGACGAACCAACTCTTGTGCTTTCCGCTCAGCCAAAGCCTCCGCGTATTCAGCAGCGTTGTTGAAATCATCAGGCGCTGGAGGGTTGACGGGCATCGCCCGACGCGCTTCCAGTTCAGCTTGCCTTTGGGCTTGCTCACGCTCCCATTTCCGTTGTTCACGGGCAAGGCGTTTGCCGACAATCGCGTCCAATTCTTCTTGGGTGAAGGACTTAGGCGCTTCTGTCGTATGTTCTTCCGGCAATGAGGCATCGGTTACAGGCGCCGCCGTAGCGGCCTGTTCCGGCGCGGGTAGTTCCGCTAAGTCTTGTACTGCTTCAGACATTTTTGATCCTTATGATCCCTGGCAAACCGCACCAGTACGGGTTCCTAAGACTAAACGCTTGCAAAGCGTTATGTCAAACAAATTGCAACAACAAGTGTTGCGCCGACAGGCAAAAGCCAATCCAACAACCCTTTAGAAGTCCAAGCTTTTGGCTCAAACCCTCCATACCAAGGCATGTTGGCGCGTTTGCCTCCGTAATAAGCCACTATTACTCTATATTCCGCTTGCGCGTGTTCCCGCCCCATAAAAAATCCAGCCGCAGCGCAAGCCCCGAGCCACCAAAGCCCAAAGGTTAGCCCTAACGCAAACTGAAACAGCAGGGCGGCAACAGCGTGGATCATGAGTAATAGCTGATATTCAAAATGGCGCTGGCCGATTGTTGGATAAAGCGCACTTTAGTCAGATCGCCGTCGTATTGAAACGGCACACCAATAGCAATAGGCATCCCCACCGTTGAGGTAGGCGCGGTGCCATCGTCGCGCCAACGAACTGGAGCGCCTTCAGCTACAATCAACGCCAGCACAGGCTTGCCGTTTAAACCGTCTGGCGTTGTAATAGGCACAGTAAGCCCAACAGACGCGCTAAGGTTAGTAATTTGTTGGTAGCCAAAGCAAGTCGTTACGGCTTTAAGGTTCATGGTCATATTAAAATCTCCTAGGTTGAGTAAACGACCGGATAATGATGGGAGGTTCGTAGGTTGCATAAGGAGGGGATAGCCCAAAATCCCACCCGTCATTATTGCCGGCGTCGATATTGTCGTAATCAACGTAAGCGTTCCACGTTGCGCCGCCGGTGGCGTTAATATCTTGAATGGTTAAATTGCTTGCGTTTACAGTCCCGCTAACTTGAGAAAGCGTGGCTTGCGACCCGTTTAAAGAAGATTGAAGTGTTTTTTGAGTTGTGCCTGAAATAGAAAACGTCCCGACTGTACTGGTCACGCCGTTTTTAAGCGCAATAGTGCCGTTAGAAAATGATAGTGTACGAGTTGTGCCTTGGGTTAGCGCGTCTTGAAAAGTCCACGTGCCTCCTACTCCCGAAAACGAAAGCGCGCAATCCACAGTCAAGCCGCCAGTGGTGATGGTCTGTGCAGTGGTCGCGGCAAACGTCAACGTATTAGCAGTAGCCGTAAAAACCATACCTGAGTGCATGGTAAGGCTGCCAAACAATCCGCAACTGCTGGCGCGCGTAAAACTACCTGTAAATGCGGGTTGAAACGTTAAATTCATAACCCGAGAGCCGTTACCGCTTATGCTTATGATGTCGCTGCCCGAAACAACATTAAAGCTTACCGCGTTAACCTCTGTTACGCCGATGCCTGGCGTAATAGTCCGCGTTCCTGTGCCGCCCGCGTATGTTAAATTAACGCGAGGTGTGCCTGTCATAGTATGAGAAGTGCTGCCGGTATAAACCGACAAAGCGTTGCCCGCCACGCTGACAATGTTGCTGTTAAAGTTGATGGTGCCGGTAAATCCGCTAGGCAAAAACGTCTGCACAGTGACGTTTTCCCCCAACGCGACCGTACCGCCGCCAGAAGATGCGTTAAAAACGGCCGCGTCTACGGACGTAGGCGCAGACGCGCCTGCCGCGCCGCCGCTGGTCGTAGACCAATTAGCGGTGGATGTGGTGTCCCACGTTCCAGAACCGCCGACCCAAAAACGGTTAGCCATGAAGCGTTACCTCAAAAGTGCGGCCTGTTAATAGGCATACACAAAGTAACGTGTTGCCGCAAACCCGAAGAATTTCGCAGTTGTCCATGTCGACCTCACAAGTTTGGCGCGTACAAAGTCGCGCTGGCAATGATAGGGTTTTCGCTAATAGACCTGCGGTGGTAGAATACCGTGTTTATGTAGTTGGCGGTAGAAATTTCGTTGGTGAACGGTTGGCCGCCATCTGAACTATACATACCGGCAATTCTTGTGCGGTACCCCCATTTGCTTATGCTGTAAACATTAACAGCACTACCGCCGCCTGAAACACCGCCGGCGGTCGCGCCCGTAGTGGTAGTAATTGAGTAGCTATCGTTGTTAATTTTTGTGATGGTGTGCGTTTTGTTTAATTCGCTGGCAGGAATACCATCAAAAGTAGTGGCGCCGTACATGTAAATTACGTCGCCGGTTGCGTACCCGTGATTATCTTGCGTAACAACTACAGTTTTAGTACCTGGGGCGCCTAAAGTAGCTAATGGATTGTTTAACAGTGATATTTTTGGTGTGTTGTATACAACGACGCCTGTTGTGTCGTATGAACTAGGGGTAATTAAACCGTTAGAACCGTAACCAGAATTACCTGGTTTACGATCTCCACTAGAAAGAATAATATCGCCGTTTGTTGTTTTAATTAAATTGGGTTGGCGACCGGTAACATTTGTTGGGGAAAGCAAAACAGCGGCAGCCCAAGTAACACCATTATTTTCGCTTATGCTGTAGTATAGCGAATTAACCGTTGTTGAAGTTAGGTCTTCCCGCGCTACTGCCAACCAAGTGTTTCCGTTAAGATTTACAACATCGGCTTCACTAAAATTTTTACCTGCGCTTGAAAACATCACCGATACGCCGGTCCAGGTAACGCCGCCGTCTGTTGATTGAAACAGAGCAGTTTGGGTGTTACCGGCAACCGTGCCGTATCCTGTGCGCCATAAAACGCCTGCGGCGCCAGAAATAGCTTTAGACCAAAGGGAATAAGTGTCGGCGCCTAATGTGGCGGTGTTTTGCTGGGTAACAACAAGAGTTCCCGCGACATTTTTGACGGTCCAAACTTTAAAAACCGCCGAGTCACCAAGCGCTAAAAGCGACACTAGAAGGCTTGTGTTGTATACCCCTGGGGTCGCAGAGTCAAAAAATTTAACTTTTTGCCATGTTGCGCCGTCGTCGTCAGACCGAATCATCCATTGGCCGCTAGAGCCTACGGCGTGAGCGTCGTTGTCAGAAAAAATGCCAACCAGTGACGTGCTAATTTTTATGACAAAAGGAAACGCTAAATACCTAGTAGGTTGAGCATCGTCTACAATTTTAGTTCTAAAGGAGAAAGCGTCCACAAAAATTGCGTTTGACGGATCGCGCGGAAAAATACATGGATCGTTGTTAGCATCATTTCCGATAAATTCGTATTCGCGTTTAATTGAAATTATGGTTGTCATTTTCTTTTCCTCAGAACACGCAGCGCGCGGTCCAATGACACAACAGTACGTCCCCTGCCGTAACCGCCCCATTGTTTTGCAAAGTGACGCCTTGGTCGTTCAGGTTGTAAGGTAGCCCGTTGACAAAAACCCCTGTGGTTTCGTTTTCCCACCTATTTTCGGTTCCAGATAAAGGGGATTGCATTAAAACTTGAGGCGTAATGATCATGGGTGGGTCAAATCTGACAGACGCAATAACAGCGTTTGTTACGCTGGTATTAATTGCGGTAACCCGTAAAGATCCTGCTTTACTAACAACCCCGCGGGGTGCTGAATAGGGATAAGTAGTTTGATAACGCGTTTTAGCTTTAACAATCAAACTATCAAAAGTTTCATTTTCGACAGTCGCAGGAGAGGTGCCGATCGTTAAAAAACACCCTTCAAAATCAACATAATCGTCAGCGCCAGCCGAACCCGACCAAGGTATCGTTATGACAATAGCAACTTGAACAGCGTCGTCAGGTAAAAGCCCTGTGATGGAAAACGGCGCCGTTTCGGCGGCCATTGTTGTAGCCAACGTAAAATTGCTGCTTACTAACACGGTATGCCCACTTGTGTATTCGCCGTTAGCCAACACAATAGGTTGTTGTGGGTCTTTTGAGTATTGCAAACGAACGTTAAAATTAGTCCCGGTCCAAGTAGCAGATTTTAGCGCGTGAATTTGCGCGCAGATATTTTTCCCTTGAAGCGGTTTAGTTTCCGCTTGGGTTAAATTCATAACAACCGTAGCTGACTCAGTTCTAATATTTGTGTTGTTGCGCTGTACGCGCACTCCTGTAGATTGATAAACGCCGTTAAGGCTGTAAATGGTTACGTTGTCATCAATAAAATTTAATCTGGCAAAAGTAACGCCGCTAGAGCCGATTTGACGCGCTCCAGTGTCAGTTTTTACCGCATAGCCGTTTTGCCAGGTGCCAAAAAACCCCATCCAGTTGTAGTTTATCTTTGGCTGCGTTGATGGCGCAGCTAGAATAGTGGCAACTTGGTCTAGCGCCGTTTGAACGTTGGTTGCGGTAATTGTCGCGTTAGGAACGTACGAAATTGAACTGGCTGCGTTAGAATAATTGCTGTTTATGCCCGACACATTGTCGTATGTGCCGATTAAAACGTCCGTGCTGGTAGTAAGAACAAATTTATATGTGGTGGCATTTGACAGCCACATTTCGCCTGTCGGTAAGCGACCAGCAGCATCTAATATAATTGGGTTTGTATGCGCTACATTTCCCGCCGAAGTTGTATATGTTGTTTGGGGTGTAGTGGTGCCTGCCGCGTAAGTATAAATTTTACCCCCGGTCAAAACGTTGCCGCTGTTATCGAGAAATTGCGCGCCTACGCCGCCAAAAGGGGAAAGGAAAAAAGACATCTTCTATCCTTACGCAAGGAATTTCAATTTATACAGCGTTGTGAGGTACAAGCCAACAATTTCGTCGATAATGTTCTGCAACGCTGAATCAGACTTGTCGCACACTTTATAGCGCATATCCTCAATTTCTTTGAGGCTATCCTCAAGAAATTCGGTGATATTGGAGGTTTTGCGCGCGGAGTGCAAGGAAATTGGACCGATAAGCCCGTGCCGGCCTTGATAGGCTTCGGCAAACTTGTCGGCTAGGTCAATCACATTGTCGTAAAACCCGCCCAAAGCCTTGTGTTTGGCAAAACTGCGGGTGTTTAGATGGACCGAATGGGCCACATCGCGAGCCAAAAACATGCAGCCGATAAATTCAGCGCAACTCATTGCATTGGGCCTCCTGGCGGCATTTGAAGCGGCATTCCGCCCATATCTGGTGGCATTTCCGGTTGCATTTCCGGCATTTCACGTGAAACGGGGCCGCCTGGCCCAACCAGATCGCCGGTATCCATAGCCGCCGCGATGGTGCCCATCACGATGTCTTGGATTTGCTCTGGTGTCATGCCGGCTTGGACCGCAGAAATGCGCTTGGTTTCGGCGTCGTAGGCCTTAATCTGCACTTCCTGCGCCTCGATCGACTGCTCGACGCGCTGCAACATGCCGACGACTTGGTTCAGTTCCTTGGTCAGGGCTTCGATCTGCATCTTGGCCATTTGCATTTCGGGCGATTGGTCTTCGCCTTCCATAACCTTTGGATCAATGATCTTAGCAAACCGCGCCGCCATCTCCTGCG